TATAGTTATTTAATTAAAGTATATCCAACATTAATTTTTCAGTTTCGTAAAGAATGGTGTAAAAGAAATGGAAATAATTTCTTCTTTGATTTTTGCATTCCAGAATATGATATAATCGTTGAATTAGATGGACGACAACATTATATGAAAAGTAAAAGTTGGGGCAGATCAACAAATGAAACACAGGAAATAGACATATACAAAGAAGAATGTGCGAATGATAATGGATATTCTACTATACGAATCATAGAAGAAGATATCCGAAATAATAATTATGATTGGAAAAAAAAACTAAAAAATGAAATAGAATACATTAAGAACAATAGAGATGTCATACACAATATCTATATATGTAATAACGATGAGTACTCATATTTTTAATATTTTTAATATTTTTAATATTTTAATGAATTTTTGTAAAATTGAATTTTTATTAAGTATTTTAGTATATCAACAAAACAAATATAATAATAATGACAAGTCTAAGTGATTGTATTTCTGAAAATATCGCGAAATTTTCCCAGCCAAAAAACCCAATTTATAGAATAGTGTATGTTATTAATTATTGTGATCATGAAGTGCAATCATTAGAGACGAAAAAAATAAGTAGATTAGTTGAATTGGTAGATAATTTGAATGATTGTGGGTTAAAGGAAAGGGAAAGTGAAAAATCCCTACCTATGAGTTATGAAATACGCATTTTACATCAAATGACACTTTTAAGTAAAAATTTATTTGATGATATAAAAAAAGGAAATGTACTTTTTGAGGTGCCAATAGAAATGATGTTGGATTTTTGTGGCTATGGTTCTTGTAATTTTGTCTTTGCCAATATGACAAGAATTGTTTAAAAGTTAATTATAAATTTATTTAAATAGATGTTATAATCTATATTATATGATGTTATCTATATTATTTTTATTTGCTTTTTTTGCTCTTATCGATGGAAAAGAATACAAGGCTGTGGATGAGGTTGATTTAACGATGTATATGGGAAAATGGTACCAAGTATATGGTGATGGATTTAATAATATTTTTCAAGGAGGTGGTCACTGTTCTACTGCTGAATATGGTTTATTAGAAGATGGTCGTGTTTCTGTCTTAAACAAACAGTTTGATGAAAATAATAAAATAGATGCTATATCTGGATTTGCCTATTATGATGAAGGCGATTGTTGTGGATATCTTACAGTTGAATTAAAAGATTTGAAACCTGCTCCTTATTGGATATTAGAACTGGGACCTATTGTGTCCGATAATTATCAATATTCTATTGTATCTGATAATTTAGCATTATCACTTTTTGTATTAGCACGGGATGTTGATGAATTTTATAAACTATATGATACAACTGTATTAGAATCTTTAAAAGAGTTTGGATTTACAAAACCTTGGAATTCTCCAAAGACAATGAATCAAACAGACTGTGTTTTTTAACGTTGTTTATAATAATGAATATGATGTTTTTAATAATTAAATTACATTTACAATAATCTGGTATTATAATAATGAATACAATATCAGATACTAACGAAAAATCGTATGTATGTAAAGAGCATTATAATCACAATAACGAAACACCTTTATCACCGTGTCGTGGAAAACCGTGTAATATATGTAAAAAACGGAAACCCCATGGGTATACAAATCCTGAACATGTTTCTAATCCATTTGGATATTTGTATTTGATTCCTAACATATGTATTCCGTGTGCGATAGAGCATAAAAGATGTATGTGGTGTATGATAATTGAAGAATAATATTATACATATTTTCTTTATAATATTATTATCGTATATAATGATGAATAGATATATAGTCATATTTACAACCATCTTCTAATTTACTGGAGTTTTTCCATAATAATTTTCTTATAATAATTTTATCATTATGATATTTTAACATATAATTAAAATAAATTTCATATTCTGATGCTCCAGAATGTATAATATATTTATCTTCAACACATTTTAAAAAAATATTATAGAATAAATCTTTGTGTTTATCTTCTAATAATCGAAATAATTCATCTATATATTTTTTTTCAAATATCATATGATGACATATACCAGATTTTTGTTTATCTACTTTTTCTAATGATTTGTCTAATTGTTTCATGTGAATAAAATATGGTTTGTGATATTCTGTTCCATAGCAATATAAGCACTTGTTATCCCTTATAAATGTGGTTGGTTTTATAAAAAAAGTATCACTATCTATTACTAAATAAGTATCCATAATTCCAGGAATTACATAACATGCATACAATTTTAATAATTGTTGAAGATACCAACCATTTCTTTTATTTTTTCCATGAAATTTTATAATAGTTTCTATGTTAAAAGGAAATATATCTTCTTTTATTGTTATACACCCATCTATATATAAACTATCGTTACATGATATTAAGTATATATTTCTATAACCAATAATATTTTTTTTCGTATATATAATTTGATTATTGATAATATCAATATCATTAGGTCCTACAGGTATAACTATATCAAAAATATTCATAATACTATTATTCATATATGTAGAAAAGAAATAAATTATTATTTATTACTTCAAATAATGGTAGAGAATATAAATCTAATAAACTATGGTCAATAGAATTTACATATTTTTTGTAATTTTTATTTAATTTATCTATATTTATATCTGAGCAATTATATATGTTTGAATATATTTTCACAATTGGTTGTTTTGATAAATTTCATAAAGGTCATATAAAATTATTAGAAAGTATGAAAAAAAAAACGGATAAAATAATAGTAGGACTACATGACAATAATAGTATTAAAAAACTAAAAAATATTTCTGATATTGATTCATATGATAATCGTAAAAAAAATTTAGAAAAATATGTATATGATATTTTTATTATTAATGATATAGACCCAACAAACGCTATTAAAGAATACATACAAAAAAATTTTAGTGAAGTTGATGAAATTAAAAATATAAATATATTAGAAAATACAGATATAGGTAAATTTGATTATAATAATTTTGAAATATTTGCTACTGAATTTAATAATTTAATTCCACATAGTGATAAAAATAGAAATGATTCATTTTGGGTATATGATCAAAAACAAGAGTGTATTAATATATGGGATACATTAGACGTAAATATATGTAAAAATCATGAATTAATTGACAATTCTAATATAAAAAAACAAAAATATAGATGTCATTGTAATAGTAAATGTATGAAATTATCTATTGGTATTCGTTCAAAACATTTGTATAAGGATGACAATTATATTATATATAATGAAAGAGATCATGGAGGTAAATTATTTAAAGGAAATGGAAATGGACGAATGATATCTAAAACAAATAAAACTGATTATAATCCAACTATATTTGATGTACATAATAATAGCGCTACTAATGGTGGTTCAGAAGATTATAGATATATAATATTTAATGAAGATTTGTACGTAATAATGAATGGTTTACCAAAAAATAGTAATATAAGACAAATGTATTTGTATAATATAAAAAAAAATAAAATATGTCAATTAAATATAAAAAATTCCGATATAAAGAATATTTATCAAAAAAACTGGACTCCTTATGTTTATAAAAATGAATTATATCTTATATATTCTTTCTGTGAATTATGTGTTGTTAAACTGATAAATGAAACAACTGGGGAATGCGAGTTAGTATATGGAAATCCGTCATTGTTTACAAATAAAACCATATTTGGCGGAACCAACTTGTGTCATTGGAAAAATGATTTATTTATTGGTTTTGCTCATATAAGGAATCCTTGGTACGGTGTTCCTATAATATTTGATGCAAAAAACTATAAATATATTACAACAACGATTCCTATCAAAATTAAAACTCCATTTAAAATAGATTTATTAAAAAATAGAACAGTTCAGTATCCATACTATTTCACAAAGTGTCAAGATAAATATGAATTATCTGTATGTCATCAAGATTTTTATTCTATTAAATATGAAATAAGCATAGATAAAGTAGATAGTTTGTTTATTAGTTTATTAAATTATAAAAAATGGTGTTTTATGAGAGCAGATGATAACCAAAAATTTCCGGCGATAGATTATATTAAAAATATTATGCCTGTACAATATTTACCGTATTCAAACGAAATATCGGCAACTAAATTAAGAAATTTTAAAAATAATAAACTTGGTGTAATGAACTATCTTTTACGTAAGGTAGTTGATATTATGGATGAAAATAATATACCTTATTATTTAGATTGTGGGACGTTATTAGGTTGTATAAGAGAAAATGCATTAATGGAGAAGGATAGCGATATTGATGTAACAATACACTTATCAAATTGGGATAAATTAAAATCTATTGATTTTAATAAATATAGTTTAGAACGAACAAGAACACTAAATAATTTTCCCAAAAAGGAAAATGGTAATATGATTAGTGTTAAAACAGAATATAGTAATTTGTATTGTGATATATATACAAATCCAGCATTTCCACAATTAGACAAAAAAATTTTAAATGGAAAAAGTTACAACATACCACTAAATAGCGAATTATATTTAACACAATTATATGGTAACTGGAAAAAACCATCCAATAAACATGCAACAACGAAATACCATAGAGGAAATGGATTAGTTAATTCAGACTATTCTAAATATTGGGATAAAGATTTTGAAATTTTTAAATGTAATATGTAATCATATGGCCAAACATAAAAGTGAAGACTATAATATTTCATCAGTTCAATATTATTTAACTAAAAATAAAAAAATACATACTCAATAAAACATATATTACTATAATTTATAAATGAGTTCATATGATGTTGCTATTTGTTATTTTGGATTACCGAGAAGTATAAGTTATGTATATAATAGTCATCAAAAATATATATATGACATATTGGATAGTAAAGGATTTACTTATAAAAAATTTATGCATAGTTGGAAAACTAATGAAGGAAAACAGCGTGTATGGAGATACAATGTAAAAGAAAAAATAAATTATGATGAGTATAAATTATTTAATCCAGATGTATATGTAATTGAATCACAAGATGATTTTATAGATACAATAAATATGAGTGATTATTATTATGAAAATGAAAATGAATGGGATAAAACCCTTTTGAAAAATCATATATGTGCGTTAGGTTCAGAAAATAGAGTATATGAAATAATGAAAAATTCTGGAGATACTTTTAAATATGTAATAGTAATAAGACCTGATTCTGAGTTCTTATTACCATTACCTATAAATAATATTTTCCCTTTACAAGATAATGAGTTTGTTATATGTAATAATAGACATTATCAAGGATATAATGATAGATTTATGATTTCAAATATAAATTCATCACATATATACCTTACGAGACTTAAAGAAATGAAAGAAGGAAGAAAGGAATGCGGTTATATTACTGCTGAAAAATATTTAAAATATACATTTCAAAAACATAATTCAAAAATTAAAGAAATAAAATTTCCATTTAATCTTATTAGACCCGATGGTTCAAAAAGTAATACTTAGATAAATATTATAATAACTAAAAAATTAAATAACATTCATTTATATGAAAGCAATTGCTGTGTTTAAAGATAATCTTAAAGGTTTTGTAACATTTACTGAAAAAGATAATGAAATAATTATACGAGGTAAAATATCCGGTCTTGATAAAAAATCATTTCATGCAATACATATTCATGAGTATGGTGATTTAACTGATTGTAAAAGTATGGGTCCTCATTTTAATCCATTTAAAAAACAACACGGTGATGTTAATGATAAAAACAGACATATTGGTGATCTTGGAAATATTAAATCAAATGAAAATGGAGAAGCTAACTTTAGATTCAAAGATTCATTATTATCATTAAAAAATAATAAGAGGAATATACTCGGTAGAGGTCTTGTTATTCATATAGGTAAAGATGATTTAGGTAAAACAACCCATCCCGATAGTTTAATAACAGGAAATGCAGGTGGTAGATTAGATTGTGCTGTAATTGGATTGATGAAATAATTATATTATACATCTTTTTCTTGATATGAAAACCGTTCGAATGGATTATTCATTGTAGCATAAGGTATTCCTTCATCATTATTCATTAATAAATCTTCTATATCATCATTATTTTCTTCCTCTTCTATATGTTCATACTCATAATTTTCAATATATGGAACACGTGACATTTGTATATCATTATTAAGTAATAAAAAAAACATTCTAACTTCATAAATAGATATATTAAAAAATTCACGTCGTGGATGTATTCTTTTACCATAATGTTGTAATAATTTATGTAATGACTGTTCTTTTACATATGGATGTGATACTTTCACAGACATTTCTATATTATATGGTATTGGTGGTTTCCAAGTATTTGATGAATTGGCATCTTTAAGGCGTTCTTCAGGCGTTCTTGTAGTCATTCCGATCTTATATATACCAGGCATTGACTTACTTGAAAAACAATATATATACCCATTATCTTCTTTATTACTATACATAAATTAATATATCTATCTTCTTTTATATATATTTTTTGTTTTCTTTCCCATTGTTTTCATTTTTTTGTTTACACTCGTATATTATTAATTATGTAAGTAAAATTGAAAAAGCGAATTATTATGTAAAATAAAATAATACAAATTATAAATGGACGATATACAAATTATCACTCTTGACGGAAATATTGGTGCTGGTAAATCAACATTACTTAAAAAGATAGAAGAGTATTTACCTTATGTAGAAATTGTTTTTGAGCCTGTTCCTGTATGGGAAAGTTTAAAATGTAATAATGATAAAAATATATTACAACATTTTTACGAAGATTCAATAAGATGGGGATATACATTCCAAAATTGTGCTTTATTAACACGTATTATGGCTGTTAAAGACGCTATTGAAAAAGCGAAAAAATCCAATAAAAAAGTTATTATAACAGAAAGGTCAGTATTAACAGACATAAATGTTTTCGCAAAAATGAATAAAAACATAGGTAATTTATCTGAACTTGAATGGAATCTTTACTTGAAATGGGTTGATGCTTTCTCTAATGATAAATCTATAAAAGCTATTATACATGTTACAACTTGTGTTGAAACGTGTATTAAACGTATTAAATCAAGAGCAAGAAAGGGTGAAGATATAATTCCAGAAGATTATTTACATAGTTTATCAGTTGAACATTATAATTGGTGTAAAAACACAAAATTACCAGTATTAAATATAAGTACAGAGACAGATATAAATGTTACTGACAATATTGAAAAAATAAAAGAATTTATAAAAAAAGTTACAAATATTTAATAATATTATTAGTTGATAAATAGTTATGATTATATATTTTTTTATTGTATACATTATATAAAAAATGAAAAAATATACTGTAAAAAATAAAGGAAAAAAAGAAGTTAATAAAAAAACAAATAAAAAATCGATGAAAATGTTACCAAAATTACGTAAAATTGATGAAAGTGGTAAAAAATATAAATATCGTTTGGCTAATCCAACACCATTACGTATTCTTGCTATAAATGAAGGTATAAATAACGAAGTAAAAAAAATGAATAAAACAAAACGACAAGCAGCAGTCGCAAAAAAAGGTAGATTTAATATTCTAAGAATTTATAGAAGAAATAATTATAAAAATCAATGTCGTAAAATTACTAAGGATATGCGATATATTGATAAAAAATATGGGTTAAACCAAACAAAAGATATTTGTGGTGGTAAAAATATATAAAACAAATATATAAAACATTAATTATATTATTATCATATCATATAATTAATATGGACATTTTTGGTCAATTAAATTTAAATATAAATGATTTTAAAAACAATGAGGAATTTGATGTAAGTGACTTACTTTCTGCTCTTGAAAATGACGAACATGTTAATTTAATTAATTTAACACCTGATAAAATAAAACAATATCGTTCTAACGCTATCAAACAGCTTCAATTACCACATAATGAAGAAGTAAAAATGATTAGTGTATTATTAGATTATATGTATGTTGATGAAATTCCTGACATAAAATATGGTTCTTTTATACGTTGGGTTCCATTAAAAAACCCTGATAATTTAAAATTAACCAGAGGAGGTATAGTATGTGATATTGATATATGTGAAACAGGTACTATTATAAGATGTAAGAATTTTAAAAATAATTTTTTCCGTGTTAAGATGGATGAAGCAATGATATTTAAAAAATTAACCGATCAAGAAAAAGTTATTCTTGCAGCATTAAATTATGTTTCATAAATAAATTATATCTATATTCAAGTTGGTATATTATATGTCGATTTAAATTTTTCCACATTGATTATAGGTATACCTATTTTTATAGCATTATCAATTTTGCCTGTTTTTTCATTATCATCTTTTACAATAACAATAAATGTTCCTTTAGAAACTGCTGATGTTATTTTAACACCCAATACATCTGTAAGATATTTACTTAATTTTTCATCACGAAATCCAGTTAATATAATACTTTTCTTATACAATGGATTTTCTTTGTCTATAATATGACCTGAAACTTTTTTATATAATTTATCTTTATGACCTATATCTTCTATAAATTGTTTAAAATCATCTATATGTTTTACAAATAATTCAGCTGATTTTTTTGCCATACCTTTAATATTTTTTATTTTATCTATTTTTGTATCATTTGTTTCATCACTAATTAATATATCATCATATTCTTCCATTATCAATTCCATTTTCTTTTTACCCATACCGTGTCCAAATGTGTTTGAAGCAGCCATTATATCTATCAACTTACTTTCATTCAATACCTTACGTATGTTATCATATATCTTATTAATCATTCTATCTTTAAAACCTTCAACTTTCATTAAATCATTTTTTGACATAGATACTATTTTTGGAATACTATTATATCCAGCTGCTATTATCTTATCAACATTGCCAGGACCAATACCATCTACATTTAATCCACGAAAAAAGAATAAAATATTCTTACTTAATACATCGGTATTATTATCCTTATTCTTTAATATTATATCAATATTAGTATCACCGTACCATTCATATTCGTCGTTAGGCATCATTGCTTCTTGTGCGGGTTCTATAACATCTAATATATATGGAATAACATCACCACTCCTTAGAATTTTAATCTTTGCTCCAAAACCTAATTTATTTTTTAAAACAAAAGCTGCGTTAAATGCTGTAGCGTATTTTATATTTACACCATTTAATACAATAGGTTCTATTTCTATACGAGGTTTCAATATACCATCTTTACTTGGACTCCAATGAACCATAAGAACTTTTGCTTCTGATATTTGTTCACCTAATATCATCTTAAAAGCAAAGGCATAATCAGGATTACCATCAATACGTGGATAAATATTATCATCCATACATATAATACCATCTATTTCATATTCATATTCATTTCTCCAAAGAACCAATATATCTGATAGATATTTATTATTTACATCAATAGCTATTTCATTACGAACATATTTAAATCCATTTTCTTTTAAAAATTCCATTTGTTCGCTTGGTTTTATTTCAGGTTTTATTACTTCATATACCACAAAATCCATATGTTTTGTTTTATTCAAATCTATATTTTTAGAATTAATAATACCTGATATCAAATTTCTTGAATTAGAAAATTTATCAATATAATTATTTTCAAAATTACTACGTTTCATTATAAATTCACCCCTTACTACAATATCTATATTTTCATTATTATCATTTTTTATAACAGGTAAATTCATATATGGTATAAATTTACTAATATCCTGTCCAATTTTACCATTACCACGAGTATATAATTTTATGTCCCCATTTTCTGTTGAATATAATCCACTCACACCATCTAATTTTGCTGATATAACATATGGACCTTTATATTTTAATTTCCATCTTTCAATAGCATTTGTATCTGGTTTTATTTTATCCATTGAACCCATAAAATATGGTAATTTTACTTTATCTGATTTTACATTAGCACCAATTATACTTGTTTCTTCATTAGTTGGATATTTTTTTTCCATGTATTCTTTAACAATATCATATTCATTATCAGTAATTAATGGTTCATCGTTATAATATGATAAACGAGCATCTTTTAATAATTTTTGTAAACGCTTTTCTGTTAAATTATCAAACACAGTTGAACCTTGTTTTCTGAAATTTTCAATTAATTTTTTTGTTGTTATACCTTTTTGGCTCTTGGGTTTTTTTTCTTCGTCATTTTTTTCATTATTATCACTATTTTTCTTAATAGTCTTTTTCATATCCTTATATATTTTTGTATTACTGGAAGAATTTTTATTATCATTTCTATTAACCTTTACTTTTATTGTTTTTTTTATACCAGTTAATACAATATTATTATTCATCGATATTATATAATGTTATTATAGTTTTTAATATTTTTTATAATCTATAAAAAATATCAATCTATCTTCTTTTAAGTGTTCGTTTCTTATCATATAATCCTACTATCTCATTTAATGTCTTATTTTTTCTCTTACTATTTAGTTTTTTTAATTTTTTACCACTTCTATCCGCAAGTAATGCTGGTTTTTTCTTACATGTAAATCGTGAATTCATTATACCTTTGTTTTTTAATATTGAAGCTCTACAAATAGCTACAGCTTCACTATCTTTGTAATATTTAACTCTACCAGGAACTGTTTTTCTTTTACGGGTATTACGTATTGCGTTTATGCATCCACATAATTTTTTTGCTAATATATCTTCAGCATTTTTTTTTAATATTCTTCTTGATTTTGGAATCGGCTTATTATAATAATCAAGTATTTGTTCATAATCACGTTCACTTATTTCATTCATTTTTATTGTGTCTACTATATCGATATATTATTTTTTATATACAATATTTATGTCCCAGAAAAATATTGGAAATAAAATTATCGTATTTGATATGGACGAAACACTTGGATACTTTAGTGAATTCGGGATATTTTATGACGCATTAGAAAGATATATCAAAAAAAATATAACACCACAACAATTCTTTAAACTTTTCGATATTTACTCTAATATTCTATTACGTCCTAATATCATTGAAATATTGAGATATACCGTAAATATGAAAAAATCAAAAATAATTAATAAAATACTTATATACACAAATAATCAAGGTGGGAATTTTTGGGTTAATATTATGATCAATTATATACAAAATAAGGTTGGAATGGGAAAAATATTTGACCAAATTATAAAGGCTTATAAAATTAATAATAAACAAATTGAGTTATGTAGAACAACACACTCAAAAACATATAATGACCTTGTTGTAAACTGCTGTAAATTACCTAAAAATACAAAAGTTTGTTTTATTGATGACCAAAGACATCCTTATATGCAAAATAATTCAAACGTATACTATATCAAAATAAAACCATATGTTCACTCACTACAACCGTTCGAATTTGCTAATAAATTATTATCATCAAAATCATCGTTATCATCATTAATAACAAAAGAAAATCATTTCATAGAATACATTAATAATTATTTTAACTCTATAAAATATTACAAATATTCACCAAAAACAAAAAAAGAAATTAGTATCGATAAATTAATTAGTAATGAACTAATGAATTTAATAAAGAATTTCAAAACATTTTAATATTATAATAATCTAATAATATTATAATATATGTGTTACAGTGCGGAATCTTCGTTAACTGGATTTTTGATAGGTGCGTTGTCATCTACATATCTATTATTATCTAAAAATAAGACCAATAATCATATCGGTCTTTTTTTTTTAATTGTTGTTTTTATTCAACTCGCTGAATTTTTTATGTGGTCTGATCTGGAATGTGGAATATATAACCAATACGCTTCTAAAAGTGTAATACCTTTACTGTCATTACAAATTTTATCTATTTATATTGGCGCTTATCTTTTTAAAACAACTATAATACCAACAAATATGTTACTTTTTATAATATCTGGTTGTTCTATAATATTTATATATCTTTTCCGTGAATCTTTCTTTAATAAAAATTATTACTGGTGTTCTAAACCTAATATAAATAATACTATTAAATGGTCTAACCTTGTTGAAATAGTTCCATTTTATTTATATGTATCATATTCAATACTAATGTTATTATTCCCTCTATCATTAAAGGATAATATAAGAAAATTCATATTATTTACATTAGGAATGCTAACCTTTATAACAACACAATATGAAAACGAAGATTATTTTATTAGACCATCAAGCAATTCTAAATGGTGTTTCTATTCAGCATATATACCTGCAGGATTTGCTATTGTCGATATTACAAAGATTCTCCAGTAATTACACTGGATAAAAAGAAAAATGAGACAAAATTCCATTCAAATTTAATTTGGTGTAAAATAAATAGGCAATACTTAATCCTGTTATTGTTCCACCGGTGAATTAATGATGAATATTTCTAACTAACTATAATATTTAATAACATACACCAAGATAAACAGCACTATAACCAACTATAACAGGTGTGAAAAGTGTTGTCATACTACCACATAAAATTAACATTATTTCACCATAAGAAAAACGTTGTATAATTGACGTAGGAACATTGACGTGTAAACCTAATAATTCTTTATATTCTCTATCCATTTGGAAGCATACTATATCTTCTTTAATATTATTGTATAATTTTAAAAATTTACTCTCTTCTTCTTTTGATATTGTTATATTATCTATTTCATCGATAAATTTGAGAGCCATCGCATTAAGAACAATTTCTAATACACCGTTTGAATTATATATAATAAATACAGTGCCAATTGTTGTAAGAATAGATGAATACATATTAAGAAAAAAGAAAAAACTCATCATTCTTGTAAAAATTAAAGTACGATTATTGAAATTACGAACACTTTTATAGTAATCTGAAAACCAAAATGTTAATTTACCATATTTTTCTATTTCGGTTTTAATAGTAGTAAAAGAGGATACTGTAGAAAATATAGCTAATACAGAAGCAACTAATTTTAAAAGAACACTATTTTGGTTTCTACATAAATTATCTGTATCAGATATAGAATAATATATATTAATTGGATTTACTATTAATTGTATAAGAATACAAGGTATTAACTTATATAGTGACATCATTAAAAACTTTTTATTATATTGATTAATTTCATCGTTAACACCTTTAACCTCAACCATTTCATTCTTTGCTCTATCAAAAATTAATTGTGTATCATAGCAATAATAAAAAGAAACGTACACATAATAATCAATATCATCCATAGCACGATCAAGAATTTCTAATTGAAGTCTTGCGTAACTTTCAATATGTTTATTGTTTACATGCTTCTTAAGCTCTTCAAAGTATTCACTATCTTCTTTCCACGGTTGTTTTGGCGCATATTTATTTATAGTAGTATCAGTTGTATTACTATTGTTAGAACTAGTTGTATTATTTTCCATCTTAATAATTATTATTATTAATGTTTAAATAGTAACAATATTATAGTTAACTATATATTTACACCTTCGGTCAATACTATATACTATGGAAAGTATTACCAATATAAATAATAACGCAACTATTTTATTAATTCGAGTGCACTTACGTAATCATTTACTTCTTTTAATGTTTTTTTGTCGACTACTTGACGAAGGTTGATATGATTCAATAATGGAAATTTTATTAATTTAATTTCTCCTTTGTTTTCTTTTTTTATTAACGGAAATATATCTTCAATAAAATATTCTCCCGTTTCAAATAAACAAGTTTGAATAAATTGTATGTTTGAACATAATATAATATTATCAATTAGATATATACCTATTGAAACTGTTTTAATATTTAAATCTTTTGCGCAACAGTCACGTCTCAATATTAGTTTATTAAAACATTGTTTTATTATTTTCAATCGTGTATCATTATTTGGTTCGTCCTTTTCTATGTATGGTATATTTACCAGACTATTACATTGAATAATTTCATCAAGTAATTTCATTTTAATTAAAGGAATATTACCCGGTATAATTAATGTATTAGCATTATTATATTTTTTTAATCTATTTCTACAAACTTGTAACGCGTATCCTGTTCCGTTTGATGGTCCTTGATTTATAAATTCATAATCATTTGTAATAGCATAATCACGCAAAGCTTGTGATATTTTTAATTCATTTTGATTAACAACTATAAATAACTTCCTTGGAAATAACTTAGCTGCTTCATTTACAACTCTTGCTATAATTGGAACATAACCTACATTTTCTAATAATGCGTGAGAATTTTCATTACATTCCATACGTTTTCCTTCTCCACCCGCGAGTATCACAATTATTAATTGTTTTTCCATATACATAGTTATACATTTTATACTTTGCACCAAAAATAATAGGGATAAAATAAAAATATATTTTTATATTATGACTATTCAAGAAAATATTTTTTTAATTGGTATATTTTTCATTTACTTATTTTTACTTTTGATTATATTTGGATTCGGTGGCACAAATACAATATTATATTATGATATTTTGAATTATTTTATGAAAATATACATATGTTTATTCATAATTATAAAATTTAATCCGTTTACAAATATAAAATTTACAAATATAGATAAAAAAATTGTATTTACAGCAGCTTTATTTTTATTATCCACAACAACTGTACAAGAAATAGTATTATATATTGAAAAGGCTAATAAATTACTAATTGATAGAATATAAATTATTATTACTTATATTTAGTTATCTATAATATTTTTATATAGAATGAATATATATGCCAAGAATACCATTAAATGATAAACGAACACAGGAATTGAATAGTAAAATTTTTGAAAGAAATATTCCATCTCATACAATAGACCCATTATTTTCACCAAAACCAATGAATACTCGTTATACTAAAATGAATGTTTATGATAATAATGAACATAATGTCCAAACACCAATTACTACAAATAAACAATATCAAACATCACAAGTATTCTTTCCTGGAAATAGAAAACCGCATTGGACTGGATTCGTAACAAATGTTGATACAGAATCAACGCTACGTAATCAATTCTTTGCGTTACAAAAATGTGATCAAAGTGTATATGTTCCTTCTTCAACAAGTGATTTATATGTAAATAAAACATTAGACAATAAAATTAATAAATCACAAAATGAATCGTTAGTTAAAGAAGATAATCTAATGTTTAGAGAATTTTCATTTAATACATTTAATCCTAATATCTTTAATAGTGGAACATTACTATTTAACAATAGTACACGTGTTCAAAGAAATGAGAATGGATTGTAAATTCATTAATTTGAATAATATATTTCTCTCCTTCTCTCTAGGTTCTTAAAAAATTTTATATTGAAAAAATATTTATCTGTAATACTCCTATGAATATTTTCTATTTACTTTTTTATTTTGGTACATATGCAGAACACTAGAAATTATAATTATATAATAAAACATATTCTAACTATATTTCATTAGTATATTATGAAAAATAATAAAAGAACAAACAAAAATATTGGTGGAAACAAGCGTAACAAAAAAACTATAAAAAACAACAAAACTATAAAAAATAAGATATTTAAAAAAAAGGTTCGTTGTGCACCAAAATCATCTAATAATGGTTTTTCTTGTATATCAGATGAAAAACTGTTTCAATTAAAAGATGACTGGAATAGAAATAAAGATGATAAAATAAATACAACTAATCCACGTGAAATATGGTTATTTTTATATAAAAAATATAATGATGATTGTCTACGTGAATCTTGTTTAATTAAAAAATCATCGATTGATAAAAATAAAAAGGTTGAAATGATGCGTGAAAGTTTTGCTCCAAAAGTTCCCAATGAATGGAATGATGACCCGACAAGTTGGTTAAGTAGTAATGATATAATTAAGGTTATGAATCAGTATGAAAAAGCTTATCCAAAATTCAAATTTATAGGACCGTCACCGATTGATTTTGATAAAAAACTTGGATTTAATCAATGTGTATGGAATGAATTATGTAATTTAAGCATTTCACAATTGAAAAATATGGGTAAAACGATAATTGGTATTATATTTAATCTTGATCCTCATTATAAAGGAGGTTCACATTGGGTTTCTATGTATATTGATATTAATACAAAAGAATTATATTACTTTGATAGTGTTGGAACAATAATACCTAAACGCATAGAACGATTAAAAAAATCAATAATATCACAATGTAATCATTTAGATATATCATTAAAATTTGATCAATTATATCCAAAAATAGAACATCAACAAGAAAATACAGAATGTGGAATGTATTGTTTATATTTTATAATAAAAATGTTAAAAAAAGAAAAAAAATGGAGTGATTTCTTAACAAGCCGTGTTCCTGATGAAGAAATGATAAAATTTAGAAATATATTTTTTAATAAAAAACTATAAAAAATTATTATTTACTTAATTGTAAATATTTAAAAATATATATATTTACATTTATATTAGAATGGAAGTTAAAGATGAATTTCAAAGTATAAAAAACAAGGGTTTATTATGGGATTTACTATGTGAAGAAAATGTTAATTTTAAGAATGCTTTATCTTCTAACTTTAAAGAGACACAACAAATATTTGAAAATACAATAATGGATGTTATATCACAAAAACAAAAACAAGATAATCTTCTTGATTTAAATAAAAGGTCAATATCAACAATATCAAAACAATTTGTATCAAAAAAAGTAAATCCAAATGAAAAAATATTATCTACAAATATACAACAATCAAGAATGAATGAACTTGATAAAAAATTCAAACAAACACAAGAAGAAATGAATAATATGTTAAATGTAAAAAAGCCTGATAATATTAATTTTTCTTCTGATATCGATACACCATTATTAAATGTAGAAGAAGAGCTTAATAAAAAAATAGCTGAACGAAAGTATGATATAATGAACGTGATAGAAGATAGTAATACAGACAATACAGACAATAAAGACAATACAGACAATACAGACACTACAGACAATAAAGAAGAGAATATACAACAAGGTATTAAATTTAATAATAATATTATTAAGAATGAACTAAATGATACAGTAACTGAGTTAGAAAATGATATATTTTCAAAATTAAAAACAAAAACAATGGATAGTGATGATGATAATGATTTTGTATCAAATAATTCACAAAAAATATTACCAATTATAAATAAAGATAATACTAAACACAATACTAAACACAATACTAAATACAATAATGATGTATTATTAAATAAAATATTAGATAATCAAAATTTAATAATGAAACATTTAAATATTCTATAAAATTAATGATTTATGTTAATGTATTACAACTTAAATCATCAAGGATTCTATTTTCATCATGATAATTATTTTCATCATATTCAATATTTTCATTATCAATAAGTTTATCAGGTATTTTATCAAGAACAACATTTTTAGCTACATTTTTAATAATACGTTGAACATTTCTTGAATGTTCATCGTCATCTTCTGTATCAAGAACGTGTTCTATTATATTCATATATTCAAGATTTTTTTCTTCACCGATTGTTTGACAATCAGGATTTTCTTGAACCCAGCTGGGTATTTGTTTTATATTAGCTCTACTAATATATTCAACAGCTTTTCTCATTTTATCTTTTTCAAGATTATCTTTTTCCCATACGTCATTACCCTTAACATATAAAACTTCACGTTTCAAGTCACTACAATGAATAGGTCTTTTTGTAATTTCTAAATTTTCTAATCCTCTGCTTATAATTTTAGTAATACCATCAACATATCCTAATTTCCCTGTTTCTTCAAGGTCACTTGGACATAAATGTAAAGATTGTATAAATTCTTGTAAGCTAATTGCGTCTTTACATTGTTCATTCAAGAATAGATTTAAGTTGAATTTATTAGTAGTATTACCAATTTTTGGTATAATTTGCCCTATTTGTTTTTGTTGTTCTTGTAATATACTACGTAATTCTTTATTTTCTTCCATCATTTGTTGTAACATATTTTCAGTATCGGTTTTAATATTATTTTCATTTTCATTATATTTATATTGTGAGTTATAATTATTATAATTGTTATTATTGTTATTATTGTTATTATTGTTATTATAATTTACATTATTATAGTTGGTATCATCATTTTTATAATTGATTTCAATAACAATAGGTTCATCTTTATTAGTTTCATTATTATTAAGAGCCTTTACTTCAATACATTTTTTTTTATGATACCACATAGAGCTTCTTGATTTATAAGTCTTACTACATCCGGGGCACATAAATTCGATTTTGTCTTGTTGATTATTACTATTTGAAGTTTTATTTTGATGTTTTCGTGTATTTAAATGTTTATTATAGTCTTTTTTAATAGTTGTAAAATAACCACAAGGTTCACAAATATATTCTTGTTTTATTTTTTGGGACTTTTTCATTCTATATTATTCGAACAAAAAAATCCTTAAATACTTTTTTTTATAATAAAATTAGAACAAAAAAATCCCAAAAAGGACTTTTTGGACCTTTTTTGGACCTTTTTTGGACCTTTTTGGACCTTTTTGGGCCATTTTTATCGGAAAATTGAAAATTGCAAAAAACACGTTTTTTGGCCATTTTTTGCATTTTTTCACAGAAAAAATAAAGGTTACCATAACTGTTTTTTTGAAGTGTATTTTTTCGTGACCAATACATTTTCAATAACATTTCTAATATTTTCTTAAAAAAACGGTTTTTGTTCGAAAAATTTATTTGGTCACAAAATATTTTGTAAAAAACCGTGACCCGCGTCATTTTCAATAATAGATTTGACGTGAAAAAAAGGGTGGGACTTTTTTTTTCTTGCCGTGGGATAAAAATGTACGAAAAAAATGCATTTTTCGAACAAATTTATCCCACCCTTTTTTTACAAAAAAACGACAAAAATTTTATCGTCACAAAAAAATATAGAAAAAATGGATTTTAGAGCGTTTCAGTAAGGGTCACGAGGTGCACGCTTTTTGCGAAACTTCGTTTTGCATTTTCCATTTTGGACATTTTTTTTTTGTCCATTTTCGAAAATCAAAATAAAAGTTTCACAAAAAGCGTGCACCTCGTGACCCTCTTTTTTTCAACATGCTACTTTTTCACTTTATTATTGTAAAAAGTAAGAAAACCGATTCAAAAAAGTCATTTGTGATCATAATTGTACGCGATCTCGACGAAACCTCAAAAATCGTTCAAAAATCACCATTTTTTGCCCAAAATGAGCACTTTTTTGACGTTTTGCAAACTAATCCTAACCATAAAATATGAAAATTAAACAATTATTTTTCATTTTTGGTAATGGTTGATAAGTTTTGAAAACGTTAAATTTCAATCCTTACCATAATAATTTTAGAACAAAAAAAGTCCCACCTTTATTTTTGAAAATAGGATTTTTCGAACATATTTTCAAAATGGGATAAAACTATTCAATAATTAAAATACTTCTTCAGCACCAGTATTTATTACCCATACACCATCCTTCTTTTCTACTTTTCCAACATAATCTAATTCTTTTTTCATATTTTCACTTCTCTTTGCTTGTAAGAAACTTTCCATAGTATATATAAAAAATGTTGGTTTACCATATTTATCCATTCTCATCATATAATCAGTTCCATCGATAGGAACTTTTCTCCATGATATTTCTTTTATCGTAGTATTTAATTTAATAATTGTATCAGATTTTTCTTCATTTTTAATATTAGGTATAAAAGAATAAACTTTTGGGTCAAGATTCATACCAAAACTATGACATTCATAAGCATCTTCTGGTGAAACATTTGATTTATCGTGTAATGAACAATCAATTGCTGTTTCTTTTATTGCTATCATTAATTTTTTATTAATACTCTCTTTTTTATTCGATAATTGATACAAAAATTCATCACTTGTAATAGGTTTGGGGTTTGTTTTATCAAATTTACTTTTATCATTCTTTTTTAAATCGATAGAAGCAATTGATGCTTGTTTATCAGTTAATTCAACAAGATATTGAAAGACTTTTACAGTTCTATATTCAGTTGGTAAATCATCATGACTTCTTATACGACGAGCACGTCCAACTACTTGTCTTGTTCTTACAGGATGCCAATATGGTTCCATTATATGAACAAAACGTGTATTTTTAAGATTAATACCTTCAGCACCAGATTGTGTAATCATAAATATTTTTATAATTTCACCCATAAAATTATTTGGATGAATTTTTTTCAATTGTGATACAATTTCTGTAGGCAACTTATCCCATTCACTATTGTATATTTTTCTCAATATTTCTTTTTCTTCTATTGATTCAGTTCCGGTATATAAAGCAAACATTTTACCTGGTACAAAATTATCTGGTATATCAATAACATAATTATTTTTTTCATTTTTCTTTATATTAAAACGTGAATAACCATTTGCTTCGAGAGCGATACTAAATATACCAATACCTTCAAGTGTTCTAAACTGACTATAAATAAGGTGTAATCCTTTATTATCTTTATTGTTAATATTCTGTATCATATGTGAAAATTTAGGACTTAATTTACTTAGATATGGTTCATTGAAATATTTATCTTTATTTTCTTTTAATTTTTCTGTAACTTCTTTTATTTGTTTGATATAATTTTTCATAGCACTATTATCTTTTGGTTTATCTTTATTCTCCTTTTCAACTCTTCCATCAATATTATTTTGTTTTTCACTATCATCAATACCATCAAGATCATCTTCGTCAATATCAACAGCAAGATTATCAGGTTCTTTTGATGATTTTGGTGGTCTTGGACGTTGTAAATCTTCAGGAAAAGCAAAGTTAAGAAATGCTCTTGAAGCAACACGATAATTTGACATTGATGTTTTAAACAATAAATTTTCATTAGAATCATTATTAGCAGGCATTTTCTTTCTACCTTTTTGTTTTGATGACGATTCTTTATCATGTTCATCTTTTCTTATATCTTGGTAAATAGGAAACATATAATCACTCATTGGAACATTAACAGCGTGAAAGTCTTGGTGTTCATTATATTTGGGCATAAGTTCTTCTTTGTCATCAAGATATGATGTTAATCCAAGAATACGTTTTTTAAATAAATATTTATTTTTCATTTCACCTTCATTTGAATCAATAAATATCGATATGAAATCATTAATATTATCAGGTAATGCTTTATTTTTTTCAACTTTTTTAGATACAACTTTAATATTATTTTTACTCAATGCTTTTGTAATTTTTGTAATAAATTGTTTTTCATTAAGAGGTTTAATATTATTTAATTCATTTGATTCAATTGGTGGTTTTGATACACCAGTATACATTTTAAGATTAGGAGTATTTTCAAAATGAAAAGGATTTCTTGTAATAGTAAGAATGTTATTTCTTAATTCAATATAGTCAACATTTTGTTCAAGATTAAGAGCATCTTTAATTTTATTATCATCAACTTTAATATTACCAGATGTTGTTTCAAGTGTAAGTGAATAAGTTTTAATATAACCTCTTAAAATATTGAAAAGAACCCCTATTTCATTAGGATAGTTGATAATAGGTGTTCCTGTAAGAAGAACAATTCTACAATTTTCAGCAGATAATAGGTAATCATATAAATTAATAGCAGGAGGTCTATCATCTTTTTTGGTAGTATTATAATTTTTATGAAGGTTGTTTACAATACGACTAATGAAGTTATGTGCTTCATCAATAATTACTGTTTTATTATCAAATGGATTAATAGTATGTTGTTTTGACATTTTAACATTAACAATTTCTTTTATTTTAGAACTATTATAATTATATATTGTAAATTTGGAATCAATCATTTCGTTAAGTTGATTTTCAAGACTTTTTTGTTGGTCAGCATTAAGTGAATCATAATTAGGTTCTTTTTTAACATTCACCATCCAAGCTCCTTTTTGTTTATCAATAAATGATTTTGGTATATGTAACAACGATGATAATGCTTCTTTATATTCAATATTGTTAGCAGTATTAATAAATTCCCAATGTTGATTTTTTCTGTACATAGGATTACCACATTTTTTTAGTTCTTCAATATAATTTGTTCTTAATGAAGCAGGTATCATAACAATAATTTGTTTTTCCGAGCTCATAGCTTCACCAAGAGCAACAGCAGCAGTTTTAATGATACCTTCGGCAATACCAATAGATGTGCAAGTTTTACCAGAACCAAGACCGTGATATAAAAGTAATCCTCTATATGGTGTATATAAATTAAGATAATCTCTTACAATTTTTTGATGTGTTAATAATTGGAAACCAGATGGTTTTTTATTAGCATCATTATTTAATGATTTTTCTTGAATGATTTCCTTTCTATATGGTTGAAATATTGTATTAATAAAACTAATAAATTTTTTACGATTATTCATAATATATTTATTACGTTTAATAACGATAGGAGGTTCATCATTTGGTAATCTATCTTTAATACTTGTTCCATTAATATCCATATTAATAATTTTTCTTATAGCTGGTTTACTTGTATCAATCGTAAGAGCATTATTCATATGTTTATTATCTTCATTTTCAAGTTCTTTTCTTTCTTCTTGTTCTTCTTTTCTTTCTTCTTGTTCTTCTTTTCTTTCTTCTTGTTCTTCTTTT